ATCTCCAAATAATGTTACATAATTGGAATATGAAGTTACTAGGGTTGGTTTTTCAACTGGACCTTTTACGGTTGGGCCTATGATAGCAGCACCTGCTTGTACAGGTTGTCCTGTTAGGAATGTGTTATCTATTTCATTAGTTGATACTCCAGGAGAGGATGTAAAATTTGCCATTTTGTTTTTTTATTATAAATATTAATATTTTCTTTAAAATATATTACTAACCTTAAATTATTGCACCTGTAGGTAATATGTTAAAGTCTAGTAAAATAAATTCAGCAGTTCTTGTTGGTTGTAAATAAATTTGTCCCACTAATTGATTATTATCTACCACATTAGGTGGATTATTTGTCTCATCCATTATTACTTTAAACGAAGTTAAACCTTGTTGTTGTTGAATAGAAGATAAATAGGGATTAATAACAGCTAAGAAACTATTTCGTGTAACTGCGTCATTTTGTTCAAATACAAAATTATCTGCTACTTGAGAAATGTATGATTTTAATTCAATTAATAGACGTCTAACGTTTATACGATCTAAAGCACTTTTTTTCTTAGCTAATGTTTTTTGTCCAAATACTACTACACCATTAGTTGGATATGTTGCAATTGGATTGATATTTGCTTGATATAAAGTATCTCGATTTCCTTGAGTTAAAACACGTTCGGCTTGAATGGCATTTGTTATAACTCCTCTACTAATACCTGCAGGTGCATACCATGGATAAGCAATACTATCATTAAAGGCATATACACCTGGTATCATTGTTGATGCCGGTACCCATACTTGATTAGCTGTATCTGGGTCAATGGTTTTAACCCAAGGCCAATATGTTGCGGCATATGAAGTATCATACCCAATAGTATTAGTTAATACTGAACTTATTGTGGATCCATATTTTGATGAATCAAATACTACTATAGACTCTCCTTTATTTTGGGCAATAGAATTCATTAAACTAATAGCACCTGCGGAAGTACTTCCTATATCAGACATTAATCCAGGGGCTACTAAAAGATTATAATTAAATGCATCTTTATTAGCTAATAATGAAATAGATTGAGTATATGCAGACGCATCTAAACCTTGAATATTTGTATGCGAAATGATATTTTCATAATATGCTCCAGCAATACCTGTAGGAGTATTTTTTCCAACAGCATCTCCAAAGGAACCGCTTAAATTTAATGGGATTGAACCTGTATATTGGGGTTTTGGATTTCCTACATTATCAAAATAATTTGGTGTTGTTTGATTAACTTTTTTAACTCGTACGTAAGATGAATTATTTCTGTAACTACCTGATAATTGAATATAATATTCACCATTATCTACTTGAATATTTTCAATTTGGTTACCAATTACTTTTTCAATATAATTTGAAGAGAAAGGATCCAATGATAATGGTCCCCAAGTTTCTAATACAGATGGAGCAATAGAAGTATCATTACCTTGACGGATCAATAAATAAAAAGTACCGTTTGTTTGGTTTGCAGAAGTTACTTGCCATCTAAAATTATTAGATGACCCACTTAATAATGTATCATAACTACCCGTAGGACCCGTACTATTCATTATTTCACCTTTAGAAATAGTTTCTAATACAAACACATCAGTATTATAAGGAGAACCCGCAGTATGTGAAGAAGCGGAAATAAATGAAGAGGTAGCAGGTGAAAATGCTCCACTTACTACACGAGTAACAAGTAAGGAACTTCCTCCATTTTTAAAATAATTATAGGCTGCAATAGAAGTAAAATATGTGTATGTGTCACTTCCGCTTAAAAAAGTAGAGCCAAATTTATTTACATAATCACTATATGTTGTTACTATAGTAGGAATTCCTACTTTACCTTTTGTTGCAGGTCCTATAATAGCTGCTCCTGCTTGTACAGGTTGTTGGGTTACAAACGATTGGTTATTTTCTGTAGCTGATACACCAGGTGATACAATTATTTCTGCCATTGTAATAATTTATTTTATTATAAATATGGTGTACTTAAACCCAAATTAATTCATTGGTGTAATTTCACCAGTTTCCGGATTAAGATTAATCTTTCCATATTTATCTAATACAGATTGAGTAAACTCATTTTCTTGATTAGACAATTCATCTAAGAATTGTTTAGCGTTGTTATAACGGTTTTCTAATTGTAATTTAATTAATTCAATTTCACCCAACTCACTAATAAGTGAACGAGTACTTGTTTGAATTTCTTTTAATTTTGTTTTTTCTTCTTCGGTTATAAACTTTCTTTCTGAAACGATTGACATAATTTTTATTTGTTTTTTAATTAGTTATACTTCAACATACCATCCACTTCCGTTAAAGACAAACATTCTTCGTGTATATACTGTAGTTGGGAAAGTAAATCCTGCGGAATCATTAATAGTATGACCTGAAGATCCAGATACTGTACAAGTTATACTACCTGATATTCTTTGTAGGTACATAATAGATCCGGTATCCATCCCACTAGGTAATTGAATGGTATTTTTAACAAATGGTGTTACAGCAGATGATGCTGTAAATACAACATTATAATCTGTAGTTTTTAAAAGAATACCTGAGGAAAGATAACCTACTTGAACATTTCCTATATTTCTATATTGTGGTGAAAAAGATCCAGATAAATTTAAACTTCCAGAAACTTGGAATTTAGAACCTGAAGCAAATATTAAATTTTTGCGAGCAGAATTACTAGTTCCATTTCCTATAATGAATGTTGAAGGTGATGTATTTGATATGTTATATTGACCTTGTACGTGTTGATATTGTCCTGCTGCTATAGTGGATAAACCTTCAGCATGGGAATAATCTGCAGATGATGTTGTCATAGATCCTTCAGCATGTGAATAATTTCCAAATGCTAACGTTTGATCTCCTTCAGCATGTGAATAATTTCCTGAGGATGTTGTTCTATATCCTTCAGCATGTGAATAAGAACCAGAAGATATTGTTCCTACACCTTCAGCGTGAGAATAATTTCCTAATGATATAGTGCCGTTACCTTCAGCATGAGATGCTATACCTAAAGCTATTGTACTATTTCCTTCAGAGTGTGATGCGTCTCCAGAAGCGATATTAGAAACACCTTCGGAATGAGAGTAAGAACCTGATGCTATTGTGCTAAGTCCTTCAGCATGTGAATAATCTCCTCCAGCTGATGTTCCTGTACCTTCTGAGTGTGAAGCATTTCCTATAGCACTTGTGTTATCTCCTTCGGCGTGTGAAGAATTTCCGATGGAGGAATTTGATAAGCCTTCTGCGTGTGAACCGGATCCAAGTGCATTTGAACTATTTCCTTCTGCGTGTGAACTCCATCCGTTTGCTTGTGAAGAAATACCTTCAGCATGTGAATATGATCCTGATGATATTGTAGCATAACCTTCAGTATGTGATGCTAATCCTGGGGAAGATGTACCATAACCTTCTGCGTGTGAAGAATTACCGTTTGATATAGTATTGTAACCTTCTGTATGTGAATAAATCCCGCTTGATGTAGTAACAGCACCTTCAGCATGTGAATATGATCCAAGAGCATAATTTAAAGCACCATGTTGAAGAGATAATGTTGTATAATTCCATTGAAAATTTACATCAGCTCCAAATGTACTTCCACTATTATATTGAATATACTTGTCTGATGGAGCCGGGTTATTTACACTACTACTAACTATAGTTTGGTTAATAGTACTAGTGTTGATATTATTATTTACTACACTATTTGTAATACTTTGTGTAACACTACTTGTGTAAAAATTATTTACATTGAATGCAGATGATGCCGTATAATAAACAAGCCCTGTATTAGGATCATATGTCAATACATTACCTTGAAGTACATTTGATAATCCATTTATCGCTACTGAGCCTGTTACAGCTAATGATCCTGAAAGGGTAATGTCATATGCTTGGGTTCCTGTAAATGCGTCTACAGATTGTGAGATATGCCATGATTCGATGGTATAATTTTGAACTACTTCATCAATTCCAGCAGTAAATATTTTTTTTAGTGTTTGTGCCATGATTATAAATATATTATTTTCCTTGGGCTACATAAGTTTTAGCGTAGTTTTTGCTATTTTTGTTTTTACTTGATTT